CTTGCCTTGCAACGTAAAGTACACTGATGCAATTGATAATAACATTGCAATAATACCTACCAAGGATTTAATATCTAGGTTTACTTTCCCAGACTCTGATAAATTTATTCCGTTACCGTTTTTGCCCATACTATTTCACCTTTGATTTAATACCACGGGCTTCTTCGAAAATTGTGGCTTGGTTATCTTCCAGCTTCTTAATCCTCTGTCTAAGGGAAGTTACCTTCTGGTCGATTTTCTTATCGAAGTCTTCATCGTGTATATGGAATACATTTTGGTCTGACCATTCCAATAACAGTTCCTCTATTTCCGAAACTCTCATGTCTAGTTCTCCAACATCTTTTGCCATCTCAGCAGAGCCTTCAGACAATAAACGACCCTTTAGATTTTCTATCTCAGTCTCCATTATGCCAAATCGTTCTATGGCAGAGTTGCTTACTGTATCATCTAATCTTTTTACAGTAGCATCTAGATTGGACATATACCATATCACCGCAAAGGCTTGTACTAATATAACGCCTACCACAGCTATAGGTACTTTTAAATTATTCATCAGTAATACCCTCCGTATTCTCGCTTCTCGCCACTAGGTAATAGACCCGCATTATTTAATTCTTTAAGCACATCATTAAAGCCAGAATGGTCAGACATTATAGTCCTCATCTCATTATCAATTACGCGTTGAACTTGCTCCACTTGGTCTAACCGTCCTTCTAGTTGAGATGAGCTTTTCGCATCTAGTTCCTGATATCGTTCGAGTTGTGTTTTTAATTCATCTATTTGCGTCGTATTGGCAGACATTTGGCTATCTAGTGAGGACACGTACCAAATTAGCGCGGCAGCCTGTAAGACAATGGTAACAATTATACCTAATGAAAGTTTTATATTTCCAAGTTTTATATCCATTATGACCCTCCTGCTCCTTGTACTGCAAGCATCTCCAGCTTAAGCTCTATCAAGGAATTTAATTTTTCTAGCTCGGATAATCTGTCCGATATTTCATCCATTTCATCACCGCCCATTTGGAACAGTGTAAGTAAGTCAGTCATTGAGATTTCATCCACTCTATTAGTTAAACTTTCTACCGTTGCATTTAAATAATCGTAGGGTTGTTCATCTAAAGTAGATTGTATCTTTTGAATACTGTTTGAATTAGAAGCTACCGCGGCATCTATCTGAGATAAGTACCAAACTCCTCCACCAATCTGAGTCGCGAAGCCTACCAGCACACTAATGGTAGCTAAATTAAGATTGAGTTTCATTTTAGTTCCACCTCTGCTCTGATAAAAAAGAATTTAATTCTTCTTCTACCGCTTGAAGGCGTGCGTTTAAATCATCGAGTTGATAATAATATGAATCAATTTGAAAACGGTTTTCGTTTATAACCCTTTGCGTTTGCTCAGTCGCCTTCCATAAATCATCTAATGCCCAATATACTTCTTGTGGAATTTCAACAGTATTAGACTCAGTAACGGTTAAGGTTGTGTTGGGGCGAGATTCAAGTGTAGCTAATGACCCACTAATTTTATTGAAGTAGTATAAACTTCCTAATAATGAGGCAAGGAAAAGAATTAATACAATAAATCCATATAGCTTAAATGAACCTCGCATAATCGCATCTGTTATTCAGGAATAACTAGCGCGTCTAAGAGGTCAGTAGCGGCTTTGTTAAACTGCTTCAGTTCTTTTGATACTGCTTTAACTTCGGCTTGGGTAATTTTTTTATCCTTTAAAGCGTTTCCTAAAGTAGTGATTACATCCATTCCCTCTTTGAGAATGTTTTTTGCAGGCTTAGATTGCCTGGCGTTCAACATTGCAAATTGTAATCCTAATGTCAGTATTCTTATCATGTCTTTTTCTCCTTAATTTTCTTGTTCATCAATCGCGCATTGTTGCCAATTTCCACATCCGCACTGAGTTACAGGTACGTTTGCTTCACATCCACATCCTTGGCAAGGGCATGCCGATTCATCTTTGCATATACATTGGGTAGAGGTTTCATCAGCACATTCACAAACACAGTTGCTATTTATGTCATCTACCATTTATCTTTCTCCTATATCCAATAATTATCTCTGTCTTTTTCTTGTTGGGTTCGGGTATCATACTCACAATACTTGCAATGAGCAGACTCTACTGGCTCATCAATATGTTCTATGTGTTTATATAATGCATACTCTTTATTTAAATGGTCGTGATATTCATGACCGTTAGTCAAGTGTAAAAAGTTTAATGCGTGAGTAATTATGTTCAACGTCGATATGTTATCTCCTTTATGTTTAGTTCTTCCTTTATTTTAGTCATAATTTCCAGCCGCCACTTCGCCTTCAAATTCTTTTATCCATTGTGTTGCGACTTCTTTACGTTGGGCTGTGCTAAACGAATGACCGAAGTCTTTTTTATACTGTTTATTAGCATCATCAATTAAATAGCCAGCTAGTTTAACGGCTTTATCAGTTTCATATGTTCCTTTATCAAGTTTTCTTTTTAAATTTCTAATAATTGAATCACGCCTGTTACTAAGTTCAGGCATTGAATCTCCAGTTATATGTAATTCTCTTGCCTCAGTCGAAAGATTTTCATAGCCTTCGTGTGCAACATCTGCTACAGCTTTATGGGCTTCGGCTAAACTTCCAGTAGATTTTTTGGGATTGCCCGTATAGGCTAACTCCCCATCGACAATCGTGGTTTCATAGCTATCAACAATGGCACCTCTGTGTCCGTGAGTGTAACCGCTGGGCTCTTTTTTACTCTCTGTTGCTTCTGACGAATCATCTCCTGCATTAGGGTCTTTAACCCAATGACCATCATCTCGTTGTTTTAATCCTTTGCCTTCCATTCGAGCCTTTGTTTCGGGGTCTGTCTCTTTTAATAATTCAGCTATTTGTTTTGTAGCTTCCTTCTCAATTGATTTATTATAATCTCGTGAAACTTGCTGAAAAGCCTTTTTTTGTTTTGAGGATAAATTATCTGCTTTATTTAACAGTTCTACTATTTGTGATATTGATTCGTTAGTTTCCATATTAACTCCTTGTATCTATCCAATATTGAAATGTTTTAATTTTGTCCAGTGTATTATTAGATTTATAAAATTGCAAACTAGGTCTAAATGGTTTACGTTCAGCCTGCTTTGTTTCTGTATTTACTAAGCAACTTCCGTCTTGGCACGTTTGTGTTGACTCAACGCCTTCAGTTTTCAAAATATCGAACTTGGCTCCTTGATTTACTCCAACTTCGCAAACTGTAATTTCAGCCAAGTCTAACTCTTGAACTTCCATGTAAGGCGAGTTGTCTTTCATAAGCTGTTCGGTTTTTGTTGCAGAGCCTGCAATAGAATATGATTTAAGTTTACCTTCATTAATTTGGTCTAATACGCGTTGAGCTATATTGGTATCGTTTCTCATCTCTGTAATGAAAAACAAACCTTCTTCATTCACACCAGATTTAAATACCTGTCCGCTTTTTGTTATGTAGGCAGGCAACGCCCATCCTACTTGTACATCTGAATGTAATACCATAGCGTTGCGAGTTCTAAAGTTAGACATATATTTCGCGAAGGCTTTTTCTAGTGCAGACATCTTAATTAAATGACCTTCTCGGTCAATCACTTCTACAGATGCTGGTCCTCCTACCACTACAGGTTCATCAGGGACATCATCAGCATATTGTTTATATACATCATTTTCTGGATACGCGCGAGATAAGGTAAGTATTTCACCGGCAGATGCTATACCTGCCTTAAACAATCTTTCATATTCTTCTAACGCTTCAGCAATATCATCAACTGTAGTTGCTCCGTATGCCTTTTCCAAGACAACAATTGATGCATCTTCTGAGACTTGTTGATAAACATCTAAGTTAGTCATTATATACCCCAGATAACGCCACGAATTGTCGGTGTGCCTGTGGCTGAAATTACGCTTACTTTATCTTTAAAGGCTATAGGTAACTGCGTTTCGTACGACTCACCAGCCCCTACAGGTATACCCGTAGATGCTGTGGCTGTATGGTCAAATGCAACGTACACTATTTCTCCACCTGTGCTAGATTCGTTAGTGACTTTTATTCCTCGAACTTGTGTCATGCCAGGTCGCTTAATAGATGTTGAAGCATTTTCTGTACTAGTCCATTCGTAGTTAATTCCTACTGAACCGTCTACGTAAGTTGATACTGCAATTGTGTCATCACGAACTTCCCATCCAATTTTATCAACGTAATAGTTGATATTGTGTTGGGCTTGAGTCGTTACGTATAAACTATAGGCTGCCGCATCAGTAGAACCTGGAATAGTATATTGGGCAGTAAGTCTAGTCCATGAGGTAGCTAAGTTTGAACTGCCTGACGTTGCTAATACAGTTGAACCGTCTGCGTCTCGTATCTCAAGTTTAACGGCTCCTGAAGCCGAAGCTCCTCGATGTTCAATCTGGGCTGTTATATGTTGCGGAAAATGCTCAAAAGGAATAAGCGGTGATGTCCAATAAAATCCTTCCCCTGCGGCAGAGTTAGCAGGATTGACTAACAAAGATGCTGTGCCAGTAGATTGCTGTCCTGTATCTCTTGAAATAGCTGACCCTGTAGCTGTATACGTGCTAATATCCGTCGCTTCAATTCTGGGATTAGTAACTAAGTTTACAGCTATTTCACCTTGACCACATGTTAATAAGGTAGCGGCAGTCGTGCTGGTTGCTTGCCTAAAAGGCTGATATTTAGTATTGGGGTGCGTTGATTGTCTTGTTGAGTAATCAATCTCCCATTCGCGAACGTCAATGTGTTTGTCCATTAATTTCTCCTAATCATTTATCACGGTCGTAACGGCAACTACACTAGCGATTACCGCGGCACCATGAGCAAGTAATATTCCAAATAAAAATAAAAGAGACTTAGCGCCATAAAACCGGCTTCGCCAGTCGCGTAAGTCTTCTAATTCCGAATCTAAATTTTCTAATCTGCTACATAAGGCTTCATTAAGTTGGGATTGAGTTGCTATGTATGTATCTAATCTTTCCATATAAACTGCTAAATCTATTGATATCTGTTCAGTTTTTTCAATCATTTATTCACACCTAAAAGTGGTTGTTAATTTTATATTTGTTTAAATTTATGTTGCTTTTCATAAGCCATTCACTACTCTTAGGGGTAATGGGAAGCGTAGCAATTATGACTACGCTTCCCAAGTCAGCAAGATAATTAATCTTAACTAGCGTTCAAATCCGCAATTTTGCTTTGGACTGCGAAATTTTTACAACGCAATTCTGCCATTGTGTATACTAAGCCTCTAACAACTAAGGAGTTAGATGCAAAGTAATCCCGGTTCTCTATATAGGTCGATGGCTGGGCAATTGCTACTTCCAACGCTCGTGTATCTAGGACATAAACATTGGAGCCAAGGACGGCATCGTTGGTTGCAACTGATTTAGGACAATCTGCCTCAGGCAGTATTGGAATTCCCTGATAGGTTGCAAGCACTAGTCCAGTTCTGGTCCCTGGGAAAGTTCGTTCTGAGCCGACACCAACTTGGAACTCTTCTTGTCCCATATATCGTTGATTGGAGCTTAGTAGTCTTTCTAGGTTAAAGTACTGGTCATGCCCTAGGACGATAAGGTTTGGCTCCCCACCGTTCTCCCTTATTTTTTGTATTGCTGTATCTAGCAATGTCAGGCTTAATGCTCTTCCGGTCCCTCCATTGTAGGAAACGGATGCACCAGCTGACCAACCGCCGGCTGTCCTGGTATTGATTGACAAATCGTAGGCTCTTACTCTTGATGTTAGGTTACCTACAGTAGCACCGTCTTCCATAACAATATCATCGAGTGAAGTCATTCCAGCTCTGGAAAACACATAGGCTACGTCCCCATCCGCGAACGTAGTTCCTGTAGCTACCGTAACCACTCCCGTGGACTGGTTGACAGCGGATACGACCGAACCTGACTGCCTGTCATGACCAGACGCGCTGGCATCATATTGAGCAACGGCATCACCAACCTTAAAGTTCTTGGCTATTGAAGCTGGAACAGTAAAGGTAGTGGTAGCGCCAGCAGAGGTCAAATATGCAGACCCTGCAAGCATTTCTTCGTTGATTTCTTTAACGTGGTCCATTTGAGCGTTTTCAGCTTCCATGGCTAACACGTCGCCAACTCCGCCTTCAAGTTGTGAACTGAATACGGATTTGACTGATGCTCCGAACGTCGTCCCGACTATTCGTGGTAGGGAGCTGATGGTTTCGATATTGGAAATATCCACCGTTGGAAGGGACCCAGTTTCCGTAACCGGTCGGCTTCGACCACTACCACGGTCTGTTCGAACTCTCCAACCTGCTGTAGTTCCCCAAACAGTTCTTGGCAATGCGTTGAACAGTCTGGTTTGGTTGTTTAATGCCTGCCATACTTTGCGACCATAGGTAGCATTGAAAATGCCGGTGCTAGTATCGACAGTAAAGTAACTTTGTTTTTGGAGTTGATTATCCCCAAAGATGGAATTATATAATCCCTTCTGACTCTGGGAAAGATACTCCTGTAATGATGGGTTTGACATTAATATCCTCCTTTAATTTTATCCTAATAATTCTTGTGGAATTCCTTCGGTTTGTCCTGCTTCAACAGCTGTTTGCATGTCTTTCAATTCTTTGTAAGACAGTTGAGCTAGTTGGTCAATGACATCGTCATTAGTTTCGGACTTCTTGATGAATGTGCTTTCATCAACGCCTAAGGATGTAACTCTTTGTGGTGATTGCAATGCAGTCTCTTCACGAAATCCCATTTGTCGCAATCTAGTTTCGGACTCAGCTTTTACAGCCTTTTCCAATTTTGAATCATAATCAGCAAGTTGTTTCTGCAACGAGTCAATTTGTTTCTTTAAGGACTTCTCCATGTCATCTCCATCCTCATCTTCTTCATCTTCCTCATACTCTTTTTTGTATTTCATTTTTTCCATATCGTCTTCGTCATCATCATCATCTTCTTCATGATGACCAGGAACGTGTTCCTTCATTACGATAGGCTTTTGAACTTCGTCAGTTCCAGGAGCGGGAAGTTTTACATCTTTTTCGGAATCGTCAGCGTTCTTTTCATCTTTGCCAGTTCCTTTCGCTGGTCTTTCAAACTCAGCCTTTATCATGTTCAGAACTTCGGCACTAACGTCTCGAACAATTGATTCTCTTTCTCTTGCTTTAGCCAGTCTTTCTTCCTTTTCTATGTGTACATTCTCTTCTCTATCTAGTTTAGTATCCATTTTGGCAAGCACTTCTGCAATAGCGCCTAACGCTAAGGAGTTGCCTTCCATTTGTTTCTCTAATCGGTCAAAATCCATTTCAGACATTCTATGACCCTCCTAAAAAATAATTTTGTTTTTTAAAAAGGCTGGTCTGAGCCACTTCCGACCTTTTTATATATGTAGACGTTGCCATAGAGAACGACAACTCTACAGACTATTATACATAAAAAAACATAAAATTTATAAAAAATTAAGGTTTTATAATATAAATCTTAAAAATAAAACTTGACTTTTGGTTAAAGTCGTTATACCATACAATCATAAAATCACAAAGGAGCAGAAAACACCATGCCAAATACCAAGTACAGAAAAACCAGAGATACCCAAAGACAAAAAGTTTACGACTTCGGATGGAATATTGGAAAGACCTTTCCTGAATTAGATGTAAAACTCGACACCTCAGAAGTTCAAGAATTTGTAGATAAAGCATTTTCAAGATATTCTACCAAAAGTACACCATCAGTTACATTTCGAGCAGATGGCAGACAGTCATGGTACCGAGCTAGAGAACACAGAATCCATGTTATGGAAAGATGGGGATGCACTCCATTAGTATTGTGCCATGAAGTAGCCCACGCCCTTATTCATAAAGAATGGAACTGCCGATACGAGTCAGACAGAGGATGGTATCGTCACACATGCGCCGCTCACGGACCAGAGTTCGTAAAAGTGTTTACCGAATTAATGAAATGGTATTTAAGAACCTTAAAAGTTTCGCAAACAGACAAACAGTGGAACAAAGGTCTTAAAGAATACAAAGTAAAAGCGGAAAGCACAAAAGAATACTTAGCCAGACTGCCTATAGTAAAAAGACATCGAGCCTACATTCCCAGTATAGTTAAATTGAAGTTGCATCAAAGCGTTCCTACCAATGAATCATTACTAAAAGCCTTCTCAGAATATATGTCTGACTAACATTTAAAATAAAAGTCTAGTCGGTCTTTACCTGTTCATCGGCTAGACTTTTTCCGTTCCTGTAACCCCTGCGTTTTGAATCTGCAACATTTGATGACGAAAATCATACATGGGTACCTGAACTAGTTTTTTTAATTTCTCTACTTGTGTACCTTCAGGCATTGACGCCTCTAATAAGTCCAATACTTTTCCCACCATTCGTGAATGATGTTCAATTATAAATTCTTGCTCAACACTAATTTTCAATTTATCTGAATCAGCCATTTTTCTTCCTTTATGATATGTAGGTCTGCAAACCCATTGATTTGCTTAATGAATTAATTAACACTTCTTTTACAGCACCGCTTAAATAAAACTTACCTTTATAAGGTTTGCTTACATCAATAACCGCCCATCGACCATCAGCGCATTTAATCGGTTTAAAGCCCGTATAGGTTTTAGTATGACCTTGAACCCTCACGCGTCTTCCTGTAGAGGTCGTTCGTATATGGGGTGCTACGGTACTTGTGTATGTCGTAGAAGCTGATTCGCCTTCGCTACCAAATTCAACACGTCGCGCATATGGCATTTCATACCTAATTTCAACCATGTTCTTATTTAACCTTACCAATGCTTGGCGTTTTAATCGTCCTGTACAAACAGGAACTCGTTCTTGAGACTTTTCAAAAATGTCTAATCCCATTCTTGTTAGTGCAAGGTTAATTTTTTGTTCAATCGCTCTGGACATCGCGTTTATCCTTTCGTGATATATAAGTTAACTTACCATTAGGTAGCTCGTCTCCGTGCATCCTAACGCGTTAGAAATTATGAATATCAAGGTATTATACTTGTTTTTTCTTGAAATCAGACCAAGTTGATGATAAATCGTCATGGAACACAAATTCATCATTATCGAATTGATTTAAATAAATTGTCTCTTTTCCTAGATATCCATATCGCGGATGGAAATAGGTCACAATTTGTTGGGGCTTGGTAATGACTGCTAGTCGAGTCATTGCAAATTCATCTCCACCTTTGACACATCCACAAATAATGGCATGACCAGTTCCAATATCTAACTCATCCACTCTGTGAAAGTGTCCCAACATTACCGAATCAAATGTTACAGGCAACTCGCTGTCGGGGTCTTCAGCATTTACTTTAGAAATTTCCTGTTCGAGGGCTGTTCGATATTGCAATACTGACCTTAGGTTTGTTAACACTTTTGTAATAGTGCTAATTGAACCAGCGCCTGACGCGCTGTCGCCATGCATGATTAAAATATTCTTATCGAACACTTTAAAGGACGATAAATAACTTTTACTAATTTTAAACTCAATATTTTTCTGCTCACTACAAAACGCCGCTACCCATTGATATAACATATAGTCCCAATCGACATACTTATCTTTCATTGAAGGCTTTCGGTGCATACGACCATGATTACCTACAACGCATGGAATTGTAATCTTATCGTAATGAGGTGCTAAGTACATGATAGCCTGCGCAATTAAATTAGCTCCTCTAGCCATCTGCATCATTGTTGGAGCCTGATTAGTTCTAATCAACTCATCATGGATATCTCCACTTATCATATCTCCTAACATCGGTATTATTAATTCAGTAATAGGAACCGAAGCTCTGCGCAACTCAGTAAGCAATAACACAGTTTTTGCCCAACCATGTAGTCTTTTATTAAAAATATCGAAGTCATACGAATTAAGATAATTCATTTGTTCCAATGAAACGTATTCTCCAATATGCGTATCGGTAAGAGGTGCTACAACAATTTGGCTAGACTCGCCTCTAATCTTACGTGTGGGTTTGGGAGATTTAGTTACAGGAACTTTTGATAGTGGAATAGTAGCTTCTTGAATAGCGTCTACCAATGCGTCTTGCAATAAACCTTCCTTTAACGAAGTTTCATACAGACGTTTATGATACCTAGATAATGATTGATAGGTTGCAACGCGTCTATCTAGTCTAATTCGGTCGCGTAAGGAATCTGTTTCTATATCATCAATATGAATTGAATCAACTGAAACTTCTTTTGCGTACCAACGAGCCACTGTTGTTCGGTCTACGCGAACGTTGTATGAGTTTTTCAGGTACTGCGCTAGTTCTTCCCATGTATCGCCTAATAACCGTTTCTTGATTAGGGACTCTTTTGCTTCTGCTGGAATCTTGGTCATAATCTATATCTCTCCTTAATGCTATGCGTTTACCGCACATTAAACAAATGAGGTCATTCTCAACGTCTAAATGCATTGCGCCTGAACATTTCGGGCAGGTAACATTAGTCATTGGATAAAAACCGCGTCAGTTTAGATAAAGATGACTCAGACATCAACTCATCTGGTTTGAGACGCTCTCCGTTAATCGTAGTCGACTGTTTCTTCATGGTTTTCTTCTTTTTCTTGTATTTTCCATAGGTAGGAGTATATATACCAGGATTATCAGATGTAAACACGTTTCCAATTCCGTCTTCTTTATAAAGCGTTTTAATGGTGTTTAACCAGTCGCGCAATAATTTAGTAGACAAACAATCTTGGAAATTATAATTCGAGATATCTTTCAACAGCTCAACGTTGCCATCTTGTTGCCATTGCTTATATGTATCCATGCTAGTTAATGCGTTTACAATCGCATCCTCTCGTTTTGGCATATAAAACTTTTCAATATTTTTTAATCTATATCTAGGTTCTGATACCATTACACCTTCTCTCATAATTTGATATAGGTCCACAAACTTACTTAAAATGCCTTCTAGTACGTCAGAACCCATATTATGTTTTTGTGATAATTTGCGTAAGGCGGTAGTTTCGTAATGATTAAAATGATAAATTCTGCTATCAGGATTTTCTTCTATGTATGTTTTAAAAAAGTTTAACACGGAACTAAAGGCTAATTTTTCCTCTTCATAGTCATGACTCCAAAATTCTTTATACACATATTCAGAATCATTTAAATGGTAAATGCCAAACAAATAATCTAAACTTGAATTACTATCAGCAATACCTTCCATATCAAAAAATAAATCGGTGTTGCTAGGTGTCGGTAGACGATTAAGTCCTCGACCTTTTTGTAAAGGTAATAATTCAAAAGCGTTGATATCGTTTTCAATTTTATATAATTGCAACCTAGCCTGTGCTTGTAATTGTTTAAGAACATTTACGCTAAGATTTACATTTGTAGATGTTATATCTACATCTGCCAACTCTTGAATGGTATAGACGTTTGCCGTATTTAATTGTTCAATCTGCGCTTTAGTTATGTTTGCCACACTTTTAACAAAGACATAATCCATTTGTTCCCATTTATTACACCACATGTCATCGTGAATCGAACCTTTAACTATTAAGCACTTATTTTCCTCCAATTGAAAATAGTAACAAGTTCCGCATTTCTGTCCAGATGCCAACTGCTCTACATTGGCTTCATCGTATTGTACTTCATTTTTGTCATATTTTTTATCTTGTTTTTGAAACATTAAAAATTCAGTAACAGATTTTTTATATCCTGATGCGTGAGCCGCCTGCGCTACTGATTGGGCTTTCTCTTTAGTATTAAATGGTCCTTGAGTACCCCAATACCATTTACCGTCTTTTTGTGTTATAGGCATACTAGTTATTTTATATCCTCAACCTTTGAACCTTTAGGAGGTCTTCCGGCTAATCTTCGAAATCCCCATTGTTTATCCTCACCTTTTTTGTCCCTTGCTTCAGACCATTCATCAATATCCCTATCTTCCATTTCCTCTGAATTAAACAAGCCTCCAAATTCAGACATGGAATCTTCACTCTCTTCAGGTTCGTCAGGTTTATTAGCTACCATAAATTGCGCATCTTCTAAAGCAACTCCTAAATCACTACTATCATTTGCTATAGTTACAATAAATCCCATACCATTTAATTGACTAGCCATAGAAACTCGTTGTTGTGCCATAGAAATTCTCGTGGCTTCCGCTTTTTCTTCGGGAGTTTGTAGCAGTAAATCCCATTGCTCAATATTAAAATTCTTTAATAGTGTGGGCAAAACTTTAGTGTGGAATAATCGTTGGTCGCCTTCTACAACCCTACTCATCACAACAAGTTGTTGGGTTTGTGTACTAAGACCTCCAAAGGCATCAGCGGCACCTTGCCACGCAGGAGAAACTCCCCACATAGCCGCAATACGCTCCCTTATCTCTTGCCTGACAGGCAAATAGTCCATTTCCTGTAGAGTATGAAAAAGTCTAACTAAATCAACGCGACCCCTATTTGTTTTTGAGGAAACCGCTACCATTGGAATAAAGTTAGGGTCAAGTCTAGTTTGACTTCGAATATTTTCGCGTTCGCGACGTAAACTTTCTGGGTCGTCAGTTGTAACCATCAACATACTTCCTGGAGCTTTTCGCTCAAAGAAATAACGATAAAGGTTTTTATCCATTCCAATTAAAGTGAGGCATTTCTCAAAAACCGTTAACAAAGGACTCCAACCGTATGTTTCTGTTGGAGAAAATTTTGAAAGGTGTATAACCTCAGTATCTAGTAAATACAAAATTTGATTTCTGTGAGTATATTTATACATAGCTGGTCTAAATTCATTACCGCACTCTTCACATTCACCAGGCTTCTCAGATGTAATATTTCTATGTATCACACATAAATAGGTTTGTCGTTGAGGCAGTCCATTCTCATCTAAATCAAATTCAATTAGAGCAGGATTAATTCTGCGTATCTCATCTACTTTCGACGTTAATTTTCCGTCATCAGATACATGATATGTTTTAGATAAGAAAATAAAGGCATCATCTATACAGTTTAAATCCCAATGAACCTGTCTTAAAACCTCTTCAAGAGATTGACCAAATGAATTACAGTGAGTCATAAATTTAGTAAATTCAATGAGTTCATTCGGGTCGGCTTTATCAACTTTAGCTTTCCATTCAAAGCCTCGCCTAAACACCTCACTGGTAATATGACCAACTGGACCTCGAACTTCTTCCACAGTCATGGCTATAGTTTGCAAGTCGCTAATTAATTGTTGCCTATACGCCATTTGGTTTTTAATCATTGAATTTACAACATTATCTAAACCAATTGATGGACTATGACCTGTGTCATTAGAGGCTTTCATTAATTGCATAAGATTAATCTGTTGGTTAAGTTGTGCCATTTGTCCAGCTATGGCAGGCACCTCTGGTAAATACTCAGAAAGTTTCATTAATTTTATCCTTACGCTATTTTAAAAATCATGATATATAAGTCATCTTACCATAAAACAACGCGTCTCCGTTGATTCTAATAAGATAAATTTGTCATTATTCATGGTATTTTACTGTATTTTTACGATTTTTGAGACAATTTTGAAATATCGCTTAAACCTGTAATTTTTAAGATAGCATCCATACCTTTCTCTTTTAAGTAGGTATCCTCACTCAAAATAGGTTTAGAAGTTTCCGAGATTCTCAAACTATTAATTTCATCTGAGTAAGATTTAGCCTCACTCTTCAAATTATCTATTTCAATTAGTTTTTCTTCGAGTTGTGACTCTAGTTCAAAATACTCACTATCATCTATACCAGAAACGGCATTTTCTATAATTCCCAATCGTGACGCTTCCCTAATTAAAGACATAAAGGCGCTTTCGGTAATAATTTGTACAGCCGGACTATCATCAGGTATTTCATCGTCAACATCGGCAGATTTTAAACTTTCGTGCCAAGTATCTAGTATTCGCCATGTTCGTGTTTTTTCATCCTGTATAGAAACATATTGGTCATCTCGACCTCTTAACGTATTACCTATCATTTATCTCTCCTCGCGTATAGGGCGGTTCATATCATAAAAATGAGCTTCTTTCAGCAATGAGGTTAAAAATGATTTTCCGTTTGACCTCATTACAGTGACTAGGTCTTTTTCTACGGCATATAGAAAATCCCCATAAGTGTTTTCATCCCAAGCATGCTCATGATTATACCCTAATTCTTCTCTAATACTTTTAATGTCTGACACACTCCAAAATGTTTCAGCATACAACTTTTCCTTATCTTTGCTTATCATTATATTCTCCTTTTCTTATGCTATTGTACAGGCACTCCACCCACAGCTCTTGCATGTTTCACAGCCACTATCCTGTACTATTTGTGGTGTGTCGCAACATGCTATTTTTTCTTGCTCAGTATTACCTTTAACAAGTACCTCTTTTTCTCTACTGCCCGCCCTGTAAACTGTTATACCTTTACAACCGCTTTTCCAAGCTAAGAAATACGCTTGCTCGACATCGGCAGGGGTAGCGCCATTATCAAAGTTTATAGTCTTTGATATGCCTGCGTCAACATGGTCTTGGAAAGCAGCCTGCATTAATACGTGGTCATCAGGGGCAATTTCAGGTGAGGTAATATATACTTCTTTGGCCCAATCAGGAATATCAAAAGAGTCATCAGCGTCACTTAATGTTCCTCCAGAAGCTAAATGTTCCAATAGTTCCTCAGAATAAAAAGGCTCTTGTTCTAAATATTTGTTTACATAGTGTAAGGTCTTGCCTTCAAGAATGTTTTGCTTCTTCCATGTAAGCGCAAACGTTGGTTCAATACCACTCGCGCAGTCTGCAATCATACTAATTGTTCCAGTAGGTGCTACGGTCATTTTGCAATGATTACGGTAATGAATAGTATTTCCATCGTTATCGACAAAAGCTGTTGAGTTCCAAGCAGGAAATGTTCCTCTTTCACGCGCTAACTCTATTGATTGTTCATTAGCCCATTGAGTAATTTTTTTCATTAGTTCTCCGCCAACCTCTCTGGCTTCCTCACTATTATAAGGAATTTTTAATTGAATTAACAAATCACTAAACCCCATAACTCCTAAACCAATTTTGCGTGTAGCTTTAGTCATGGCTTCAATGTCTTCAGTAGCGTACTCATTGGCATCAATAACATTATCTAGGAAATGAACAGCTGTTCTGGTTATTTTTTGTAGTTTTTCCCAGTTAATTTTTAATTGCCATTTTTTAGTTCGAATATTAGGTTGATAAAATTGCGCTAAATTAATCGAGCCTAAATTACACGATTCATTTGGAAGTAAAGGTTGTTCACCGCATGGGTTTGTAGCAATCATATTACCATACTGTTCTGATACATGATTGTCTTGATTGATTCTATCAAGAAATACCATTCCAGGTTCTCCGTTTTTCCATGCTCCTTGAACCATTTCGTTAAATACCTCACGGGCATTTAACTGACCAGTAATTTGTTTAGTGTGTGGGTCAATTAAATCATAGTCCATATTATTCTCAACGGCTTTCATCCAATTAGAATCAACTCCAACGGAAATATTAAAGTTATGAATATCACCTTCTACGGACTTACAGCGAATAAATTCTAAAATATCTGGATGTCGTATATTCATAACAGCCATATTAGCGCCATCACGCTTACCGCCTTGGGTAATCATGCTTGAAACGCTAGATAAGGTCTTTAAAACTTGAATAGGACCGCAAGCGGCTCCATGCGTTGTGGTAATATGTGAACCTTTAGGTCGCAAATTAGATAAAGCAAATCCTGTTCCACCACCATATTTCTGCACCATAGCCATATCTGTTGCAGTTTTCATAATGTCTTTCATAGAATCGTTTAATGGAAGTACGAAACAGGCAGACATAGTTCCTTGTTCTGTACCTGCGTTCATTAAGGTAGGACTGTTAGGGAGAAAATATAGGTTTCTCATCATAAAATAAAAATCTTTATGGGTTAACTCAACCTCTACCGGTAATGCTCCATACTGCCTGTCCACCTTTGCTAATGACCACGCCACTCTATCAAATAAACCGTCAGCACCTTCAATAGGTTCAGAATTAATATTTTTTAAATAATACCTATGGTTTAATATTATTTCAGATTGTTCAGATAATTTCTTTCCTGAATGGGTTTCTGATAATGGTAAGTTTAAAGATATACGGCTAGTTATTGTCATAAGTTCCTCCTAAAATTTTTATCCTCTATGTCCACAATATAAACAAAGGTTACGTTCTTTTACCCAATATGATGGGTTACATAAGGGTTCTTCGCACATTCTATTTGGGGCGTTTGATAAATCAAAATTTGTATTTATCGAAGCATTAGAAATATTATTTTCGTCCTCATCCCATCTACTCTGTAAATCATCTTCAATAGTTGGCAAGGACTGCATATTATGCGAACTTCCGTCAACGCTTTCATCGAACCAATCCATAACATTTCCTAATGTTTGAAATTGATATAGTCCTGATTCGTGCGCCGCTTGCAAAGCCATCGCTATTGAGAAAAAGGCATCACCATGACCTAAAGGAGTTTCAGGAGCCTTTAGCTCGTTGTTAACAGATAATATTTGTCCTTTCTGCCTTTCATCACATAACAATTTTAATGTATTAGAATGAACGTATTTTTCCATTATTTGAGCCATGGTGTTTTTACTTTTACTTGTAAAGGACATTGGACGCCATACTGCGTCTAATCCTCTATCCTCTAATTCTCCTCTAGTGTTATCTATAAATCCAGAATCTAAATGAAAATTCTCAGCAACCAAATTTAAATATTCGACCTGGTCTGAATAGTTCCATCCGTCTAACCATGATTGGTGTATTTGTTCTATTAAACCTCCTCGTTTACGAAAAATAACAAGATGGCTAGGGTGTCGTTTTTTACCTATATCAAATCCTGCAAACAATCTTTCTTCATCGTTGTTCTCATATTTTTTATAGGCTGAATGATTTATTAACGTGGGGTCTTCACATTTTACTATATCCTCTTCCTCAAAATAAGATTCAGTGCTTAAATGAGGCACTAGCAAAAATTCAGATGCGAATGATTTAGGTCTAGCGGATTGTTGTTGCAATAACCATTCCTCTGAGTAAAGTTCAGGCATTAATACACGCCTGTTTGGAACAGGGTCTAAAGCTGGTAGCACTCTTGAATAAAAACGGTCATCAGATTGTAGTTTAGTTAATAAATCTCCAGGTAACATAGGCGTACCAAGAACAATTGTAGGCACACCTCGCAATGGAATAAATAAACTTTCAGTCATAAAATGGTCTTCAACTTTAGATAGAACGCTAAGATTTAATGGATTCTCAGGGTCCCTAAGTATGTCATCGGCAATTAAAGCACCGTTAACATGCATACCTCTTTTAAATGAGAAAAGACCGCCATGCGAAATTTCCATTGGACTACTACCTATAAAATACCTAAATGAAAAATCTGCTTTAGGAGACCTATTTGTCATCCATTCTTTTAGTTGAGGATTACGATTAACAGTTTTATTAATTTCTGATATATGGTAACGAGCCATATGGTCACTGTATGATAAATATAAAACCGAACAATCCCTTTTAGATTTTAATAATCTCCAAACCGAAAACGCGTGTCCTAAAATAGTGGACTTAAAATGAAATCTAGGAAGTATTGCCACATAGTTTTTATTGTCTTGAATTGCTCGTTCTACGTCTTCACATATCACGCCTATATGCCATGCTTGAAAATATTCAGGATGGTCAAATGATTGACTCCATACATCTCTAACAAATTCCCAAAACGAACCAACTTTAACAGATTTATGTTCTGTTAAACCTTGCGCTAATTGAGAAAACGCATCTTCAAAGGTTGTAGAATTATTGTTTGACACTTGTTTCCGCCTCTAAGTTTACTAACGCTTTTAATTTCACTGCAATTCTTGATAGGGTATCAGCATCACTAATTTCCTCTACCAATACAGACATAATTTCTTGTACAAATTGCAAATTAATCATGCCAGACATTACATTACGCTCGCCTTTAATGCCTAAATCTAACGCTTTTGCGGCATCTGATGCGCGCTCAAAGTTCATGGTTCCCAATTCGGCATTAGCTTTCCTACGCAATGTTTCATAGGTATTTAAATGTTCTTCTTGTAATCTGGCATATCTTTGGGTTTCTGACTCCGCAACTTTTTCAACAGAGGTGGCTCTAGCAACCGCCCGGGTTTCTCCCCAATTATATTGGGTAGCCCATGCGTATATAGTAGAGGGCTTTACAGCTACTTCAAATTCAGTCGTGACGGTTTCAGCAATAGATTTAGCAGGCATGCCAGATAAAAATAATTCTAAACATCGAGTTTTGACATTTTGTGGAATACGTTTTGGCATACTACTACCTATCAAATACACCGTAACCACTATCGGAGGCATGTTGCGATGAAATGTTTCCTCCATAAGGGCTACCGTCAGGTTGTAATAATCTACTAAAGTCCATATGCCCTGATACACCAGTTACAGACGTAAAGCATGCAGGAACCTTAACTTTCTGCGCGTCTTTACTAATATATTCATGATAGGTTAAGGCAATTTCATCTCTGGTACATATTGTGGACCAAATATGTTCTTGCTCACCTATAGGTTTATATGTCAAATTCTTCAATATTTTTCCTGTTGTTCGTTGAAAACCTTTTAATTCTTTGTTGTATAAGCAGTCTGTATATTTACAAAACACAACTTTACCATGTTCCGCCTTCACGGCTTCCATGTCAGGATATTCTTCAGTAAATTTTTCCACATACTCTTTCTTTTCTTGTTTTTTAGGCGCTGTAAACGCCACCTGAATCTCAGGTCTAGTTCTCTGTAAACTCATTCTTAAAACTCCTTTTTGACCATATAGCAATACATGACGCATCAGACCAATCCTGCTCTGTAAATTGAACTGCGCTTGACCATTTTGCATCAGTCCAATTTTTAATGTCTTGTTTGTTGCTATTGCCTTTCCCTAATATATATTTCTTCCATTTACGATTATCTACTTCAACGCATACGGTTGAGTTTTGATGGCAAATAACTAAACAACCAGCTACAACAGTTGCAATCCTTAAAGATGATTTTGGATTTTGTATAAATATAGCTGACTCGATTGATGCTATAATTATTGCATGGTTTATATTACTAAAAGAATCGTTAAAATTATCAATCATTTCTAAGAATTTTGTGGCAAAATCGCTTGATTTTCCAGTCCATTTTCCTTGTCCGATAACGCGTTCATCATCATCGACCAAAACAGCATGAATAGCCTTAGAGCTACAGTCTATTCCCATATACATAACTTTTGGAATTGAGGCATAAAAATGCCATTCATTATCTATCAAATTCATCCATAATAATATCGTTCATAGCTAAAACAATATTTCGTAATTGTCTAATTGTGTGTTGTAACGTGTCAGCATCTTTAAACATAATACCATATCGTATACCGCCTACACACACTTGCGTTTTTGCGCATAAGTCTAACAATTCATGTTCATCTAATAAGCTAAAATTACTTTCCATTTTAATAGGAACTTCTAGTTTGTTCCCTTCCTAAATTTCTGAGGGTAACGATTCTAGATACCGCATCATAGGTAGCTTTATATGCATTTAATAATCCTGACAGCCTTATATGTATTGCTTCCTGAGTTATTACATCTTGACGTAAACGTTTGAGTTGTTCATATTTTAACAAAGCCGCACCTCTCAGCTCATCGCGCGTAAGTTTTTTTAGTCCTGCGTTTTCACGCTCTTCAGCTAATTTATAAATGGCTGTGGAAAAACTTTCATTAAACGACGCATCTAGTGCAGTTTTAACCGCTGTGGTGTCCGCTACCTGATTTTCTAAATAAGCCCTGTATCCTCCAAACATAACCAAGTATTGCTCTAGTTCTACATTTGTGGCGTTCATCAATTCTGTAAAATCTAAATCATATTCTTTGGTTACTTCTTTTCCTATAGCAGGAATAGCTAAATCCTTCATGAAACGGTCAGCTACTTCTAACGCAAATTCGGGCGTCCATTTGGTAGATTCAGGAGTCTTCATTTTATATTTTCCTTAATACATACATTCATTTTATCACTAAATTCTTTAAGATATTCGTCCTCACTTAACAGAATTTGTTTAAAATTATTTTTATATGACTCAATTCGAGACTCAAAAAATGTATTATCTCTTAACTGCAAAACTTTTTCATAAAAGTCTTCAAAACTTGCGACTCTCTGCCAATCCTCAATGTTATAGGTGTTGTTTTTATCATATTCTTTCCAAACAAACGGCACTATATTCATCGCTAAGGCTTCTGCGTACCTTGCCGAGGTAGCCGTTGGGTCCAACCAATTAAAGCATAGTGTTGACCTGCAAGGTTCCAGCATAGGATATAAAATATGCCAATCTTTAATCCATTTGCTCTGCCTTACTATTCCACTTGGAAAACCTCCCACTAAAACCGTTGATAAATCAGAGCGATAAATTTGACGAATGAGTTTTCCTCTCTCGGTACCTATAAGACGTTTAGTCTCCAAACTAATATTATCCGTTTCGGTTAAATCTACTCCACGCATTTTTCCCCAATATGCGAAATCAGAAGTCTTGTTAATAACGTCGCCAAATAAGGGACTTTTTAAGGTTTGTATAAAATGATATTTCATACCATGAATATTGGCAGAAAAATCCAACTCATCAATTGAGTTAAATGATTTAAGCTCAATATTTTTTAATGTTTCGTTTCTATATAAATCTTCTGTATCCGCCCTATCTGATTGCCACACTATAACATGTTTATTTTTAAAATATGGTCTAATATTATCCATATGCTCTTCTGACCTCGCTAAATCTTTTGGATTTATTTGAGGTACTTTACCATGATATCTAAATTCTGAATCGCTAGGAATAATAATTACGTCAGCCCATTCAATAGTTTCTGGTGTTCGTTTTGGTCTAGTGTTATCAAAAGATACATTATAAGTTTTATATTCATGTTGCGGATTGTCTTTCATCCATTTAACATAATTTTCAAAAAAACTATCCAGCACAGTTTTTAAAGGTCCATTATATTTTACGTTACTTCTAAGCCTAGCAATTGTTATATTCATTAAATTACATCTTCCTTTTTACATGCGCAATACCTTAAACCTGTACAATCTTTGGGCTGTTCTGTCATATTCATGATGCGAAAACAACGGTCTTTAATATTATTCCAAATCTGCTCGTCTTTAGTAATCTTAAATGCCTTTATAGACTGATTATTTTTATTCTCATATAATACAATTCCTTCTTTACCTTTTGGATATATGTTTAAATATATTTGAGTTTGAATTATATGTTCAGGTTTAGGTTCTTTTAAAGCTGTGAATCCTCTTTGGTTAATAGATTTTAATTCTATTATGGTTTCTCCATGCTCTGGATGTTTTATTAAAAAGTCTAGCCTACCTGACATAGGAGGCATTTCACATTTTAATGAAATTTCTGTTCCTAATAAAATACCCATTCCGCTAAGATATTTTTCATATCGCAATCCTAAATAATCACCAACATCGAATATTCGACGTGTAGTAGCATTAATTTCCTCCTCCTGAACTAATCCATGATAACAATTATACAGGTAGCGGTCACATATGCTTCCTAAAGCTGACGGATAAAAAACGCCCTTTCTTGCTGATTGTGATGGTTTAGTTAAATGGCTATCAATAGATTTTAATAACCATTCATCTTGATTTGGTCCTAGTGGTGTTGAGGGATTTAATAATTTTTCAAGACTTGACATAATTTTTCCTTTATTTTATTTTTGGTGGTCTCTTTTATATGCACAACTTTTTCAATAGGGGTTTTATTTAATAATTGACTATCTCTATACTCGTCGCGTTTTTTTAAATGTCCATAAACTCCATCTGCCTCAATAACTAATTGAAGTTCAGGAATCCAAAAATCGACTGTATAAGATAAAAATGCCGCTTGTTCTTCATATCTAAAACCCAAATCTGATAAACAATCGGCAATTAAATTTTCTTGTTTTGTATAATCTCTAGGCTTCACGTTAATACCTGACGCATTAAATTATCGGTTTTTTGCTCATCGTCTAAAAATAATTGTTTTAAACCATTTAAGCCCATAGCCTTTTCATCATTATATGAATACCATGCACCTGACCTAGTAATCAAACCTTTATCTAACGCTTCTCTAATATAACTTTCTAGTATATCAATGCCTCCAGATACCCTAAACGGAACAACAGCACTACTCCAATTTTCACCGCCCACCTTTGTCTTACGAAGCCTAACCTCCATATCAAAGCCTATACGCTGTTTGTTTTCTTCAATCCACCCATTGCGGCGAACTTGAAGTAGGCTATGAGCAAAAAATGTTTGGGCTAATCCTCCTGGCATATTATCTAAAGCTACAGGACCTAAACTAGAACGAACTTGGTTAATACAAACAAACGCTGAGCCATGTATTAAATGTGGTAATAGTCTTGGCAACGAACTGTTTATAAAACGAGCTTGCCAAGCCATCGGTGAATAACTAAAATCTTCATCAACTACAGCAGATGGAACTAGTCCAGCTATGCTATCTAAAATAATAACATCTATACTATTTAACATCATTTCTCGTGCAACCTCTAAGGCTTCTTCACCAGTAGCTGGTTGAGAAACCAAAACTTTTGAAGTATCAATTCCACACTGCTCTACCCATTGAGCGTCCCACGATAATTCAGTATCAATCCATCCAGCGGTACCACCATTGACTTGGGCGTTTTTAACAATTTGAGACGCTAGGTATGATTTACCTACATTAGTAGGTCCATACATTAACGTCAATCGTTTTTTTGGAATACCGCCTCCTGTCAAATTATCAAGAGAAGGTATTCCGAATGGAATACGTTCGTATTCAAAATGGTCGCTATTACCTAAAGATAAATTTAATTTTTTATTAGATAATAATGATTTAAATACATCATTGGCGTTGTCTTTCATATGTTACTCCGGTCTCGATTCTTTATTCTGCATAGCCTTGACTTGCCTGCCTAATTCCTCTTTGTTTGCCCAAAAAACTTTTTCTAAGGCTTTTTTACACTGTTCAATTTGTGGCTCTATAGGTTGTTCGGTGTCAATATCTGTCATAGTACAATCTAATCGCGCGTACTGATTGGAACCGTTTACTCCGATTTGAACTGTTACTCCTAGATGTTGTGATATCTTTGCCATTTGTGTTTCCTCCATATTATTTAATGGAGCTAGGATATCACCTTTCTCAGAATTTGCAACCCATTTTTTATAATCTACCTTATTTGCCCATGAAGGATTTCCTACTTCAACATCTACAAATAACGGAATATTTAATTCGTTTGCTTGCAAAATATTCCTAATGTTCTCAATTGCGACTTTCATATCCTCATCTCGAATTTCGCATATAATCTCATCATGAACCTGCAATAGTAATTTATTAGGTGTGTCAGCTAAATACTTATCAACCTCTATTAATCGCGAATTAAGCAAATCTGCGCTCGTTCCCTGCACTAGGTAATTAACTCCTTTGTAACTCCCTTCAGACTCTATTTGATAAACTCTACCATATCTATTTCTAACCCAACCTCGTTCTTTAATTGCTTTTCTAACACCATTAATAAATTGGTTAGACCCAACCATATTCTCTAAATAACGTTTTTTATAATCTTTAGCTTGGGATTGAGTCGTGTTTAATTCTCTGGCTAAACTTTCGGCTCCTATGCCATAAATTACACCAAAATTAATTCCTTTAGCCAGTTGTCTATAATATTTAAATTCGGCATGGTCTTCATGAATATCAAAGGCAATTTTCGCAGCCTCGGCATGAAAATCTACAGTTGAACTATCTAACAATTCCTGTATTTCTTTATTTTGTAAGTAGCTAAGAAAGACCCTAACTTCCATTTGCGAATAGTCGAAACTAACCAATTGGTAACCGTCACGAGGAACAAATAATCTTCGAATGGAAAGTTGGTACGGGTCATCCTCGTCATAAGACTCATCACCCATAAACGACCATGTATCAATAACATCATCACTTAAAAAGGAAGCGTCGGTCGATATCATAGCGTCTATTCTACCCCTTATTGTATCTCTATCCTCTGAGGATAATTTTCTATCAGCTAAATTAAAATAATTTCTTGGAATGTTTTGTAGATTAGGTTCCCTACTGCTTAATCGTCCTGTAACTGTTCCCCAATGGCAAAAAGATGTATTTAACCTATCCTTATCTTTATATGGTTCAAGATACGTAGATGACAACTTTAATAATGCTCTATGTTGTCTAATTAGTCCTGATAAAGGATGGTTAATTGTCGCTAATGCATAGGCACTCCATGACTCTTTACCTGTTTCGGTAGGAACCTCTGATTTAATACCTAAAGAATGAAACACATCGGCTATATCATGGGTACTATTAATATTGAATTCTTTGCCTGCAATCTCATAAATTTGTTTTTCTAGCTCTAAACGCCTATCATTAATTTTTCTAATACAAGAATAGGCATAAGCTGAATCCACGCTAATTCCTTGACGCTCCATATTATAAAGAACTTTAGTCAGACCAATCTCTAACTGCCAAACCTCTTGCTGTTTCGTTGATTCAATTATAGGTAATAAATCATCATAAAGTTTTTGCGTATAGTAAACATCTAAGGCACAATAATCACCTATAATATTATGTCCGGCTAATGAAAAATCTTTGTTCCAGCCTTTTGAGCGCAACATTTTCTTTGTGTCTGAATCGTAACTGGCATACTCTTTGCCATACGTGCGGGTTATTGCGTCAGTAAGTTTTAAATTCCGTATGCTGGTATGTGTAGTAAGTCTTACCATAACTACCACATCTAATAAATCTATATTAGTAATATCTAATCCGTCTTTTTCAAGGAACCTTAAATCAAATTTAATATTATATCCAATTAAACTTTTAACCTTTGACATGTAGGAAAGTAAATTTGTAAGCAGTTTATAGGGTAAGTTTCCACCTCGTTGATGTCGAAATGGAAAATAAAATGTTTGAATGTCTGGACCGTTGCTTATCCCTACACCAACACCGAATAACTGATTCATGCCAAATGCATCAAGTCCGTTAGTTTCTACGTCTACGGTCCAAACATCGTGTTTTAAAAGAACATTTAAAGCTTCTTGGTACTGCTGTTCTGTCTCAACAATCATTAAAACAGTTCAGATATTTCTTGTTTAACTTCTACCTGAACAGGCGTTGTGTCTGACGTAGCGCCATTCATAGGTCTATAAATATCGCCATATCTTGTTTGTATATAGTCAGATATATTCGGCAACGGCTCAGATAAATCTCCTACCTCATCTCGACGGCTGGTAGCTGTAAGAAAATATTTTGTGTTCATGTCGCCTTTACCACCTTTTCGTCTGATGCGAATGACTCCTTTGGTTAAATCTCCATTCCAATCATCTTTAATGGCGTCAAGTTGCTCAATAGTAAATTGTCCTAACTGATAGCCTAAAGATAAAATCTTATAATCATTTACAGGCTCCTCATATCTAACTCCAGCAGATGTTTGTTTCTCTACGGAACCTTCTACCTCAACATCACGAACCATATCGTGAACATAAACCCATAAGGAAAAAGCCAATTTATCGCTCAATAGGTTTTCATCGTTCTTGTTTTGAGGTATAACATCAAAGTTGGAACCTTGAGCCTTCTCTCTATTAATTTCTGTAACAACGTGATTCCATCTATAACCACCACTTTCTGAACGTGTTCGCCATCTAGCCATTTTATGGGTTGCTACATAGGGGTCTTCGCCAATTCTGCTCGCGGTCATAGGTGTAGCAAATGTTACAAACATTTCGTCGTTATCATTAGATAAATACACTTCTAAACCTTGAGTTGTAGGACGAGAGTTTCGCGCTACGGGTTCTCTTGTATCTTGGGATAATAAATCGTTAAGTGATGTCATGTGTTCTCCTTTTATAAATAAAATATAGTCTTAAAAATATACTCTGGTACTAATTAACTTGTCAATAATAAAACTGTCTTTAATATCCTGAACATCTTTATATTGTTTAGGAATTTCAATATATGTGGTAGGCATATGTTTTTCCATTCTCAGTAACGCTTGTTGTAAACCTATCTGACCTGCCTCGTCATTATCTAAACATAGCACCACCTCTTTAACAGGCAGTTGACTAATTAAATGTTCTTGCGTAGATGATAAAGACATTCCTAATATGCCAACAACATTATATCCTAATTGTGATAGCCAGATGGCATCTAAACTTCCTTCTACCACGCATACAAAATCATTTTCAAAAACTCTATGTCCACCAAACAAAACTTTTGATTTTTGTAATCCTTTACTATACATATACTTAGGTGTTTGATTCTGCCTGCGTGTAATGGTACCAACTAATATATTGTTACTATCGTAAACAGGAATAATAAGGTCTCCGTTATATGAGGTTACACAATTCCATTTTTTCAACTCATCGTGGGTAAAACCTCTATCTAATACCCATTGTGCATAATATCCATATAACACATTTTTTGGCATTTCAACCTCTGTTAAAGGTAGCTTAGAAGTTTCGTTAAAAACCAAATCAGTTGAATCAAACATATCATATTTTATCAACATATCATCTAGCTCAGAATCATTAATATGTAATAATTTTTTCACAAAATAATGTAATGAGCCTTGCCCACAGCCAGCAAAACATATCCATACACCTTTATCAACATTTATAGAACAGCTAGGCTGACTGTCAGCATGAAAAGGACAATAAGTGTTAAACTCTGAACGCTCTATAGGCACATCAATGTTTACTGATAATAACAGCGATATCCAATCAGTAGCTTGTAAATCGGTCATATCCAACAATCTCCTCAATACGCCCTACATTTACATCAAATGTTAAATACATGTCATTAATAAACTGTTCATGGTCCCTGATTTTCTGAAGTTGTATACGCCTCATTAACGGGTCCTCAACATCGTTTTCGTCTTGCATTTTTGACATACTAAATGCCATATCTGACGCTCTAATCAACGCATCTCCAAACGCTACACTTGACGCATTAGGGGGTGTATAAACATCCTTAGCGTCTCTATTTGCTTGTGTCGAAACAAACATAGGAACCTTTTCAGATAAACATAATCTTTTCATTACGTGAAAAATTTCATGAGCTTTATCCCACTGTTGCTTGTTACTACCTGCCTCTAAATCAATTAAATATATACCGTCAATAACAATAAATTCAGGCTTGTGTTTCCTAACTAAAGAAAGTATTGATTCAATAGTTATGCCATTCTGACCAGTTATATGGTCGCAAGTAAAAAAGTTCTTTTGCTCATTTGTGATTCTCTTCAACAGTTCGGCATACATATCCTCATCAACATATTTACCTTTTCGTAAATTTTTATGTTCTAGTTTATAACCTAGTTTATTCGCAACTATAACATCGAGCCTCATGTTAACGGCATCAACAGTCATTTCTCCAGAAATAAATAACGTTCTAATTCCTGCCAATAATGCTGTAGCCGCTACTTCTAAACACATCCATGACTTACCTACTGCTGGTCTAGCAAATAATGAAATTAGCTCACCAGGCATCCAACCTACACCAGAATCATTTATGCTAGGAAAAGGCGTGGGTATGCCTAGTAGTCCATCATTCTGTTCGCTAATTGCTTTTCTAGCTAAGTATTTTTCCAGTCTTTGTTCTGTAGCATGATTATAAATATCAATGTCATCTTCATTAACCAAAGAAATGTCGTGTAAATCAGATTGAATCTTAAAATAGGCTTTTGCAGGGTCTGTATCAAGTAAATTTTTATTTTGCCTAAAGGCTTTTAATATATTACGATGTAGTAGTTGTTGCGTGAAACGGTTAATTAAGTATTCGAAATCTAACGACCTTGCATCAATGTCTAAGGTAGTAAAATTCTCTAATAATAATTCAGGAGCTGGAAATGTCCTGTAATCATCTATAAACTTAACCACAAATGTATAGGCATCCTGATGTTTAGCAAAATCTACGCTATTGTACCTGAACTTTTTTAGGTTCTCATAACAATCTAAATTAAAAATAATGCCGGATTCAATAAACTCATATCTTTCCATTCGTTTTCCTCATATTTCTTGTAATGCTGTTGCATCTTCCAACACATAATAAGATAAAAACTGATTATTATAAAGTTCTTTGAGTCTTTTTGCGTCAGCTTTACTGGATACTCTGCCTATGGTTGCGATTTCTCCAGTTTTTTTATCAACAGTGATTACATCATATAAGGTAACCGTTTCGGTTGTCAACTTCAACCGTTTAAATAAACCATCTTTTTTAAACGAGCGTTTTTTCTTCAATCGTATTATTCTGTTTTCGAATTTGAATTAAATCATCAAAGTTTTTTTCTTTAGAACCGCCATCATAAACCCAGGCATAGCCTTCTGTTATCATTAAATCATTCAAACTTACATCATCATCATTAATGAACAGCCATCCCAAAACCCTACCATATTTACCCATGGACCCGTCAATTGAGGTTTTAATTACTGTTGTTGTGGCATTATGCAATTTATTGGTCAACCACTCAGTTGCGTCCAAACCTAATCGTTTTTCTAATTTGTTCCGTGTTCGTTTTTCAGGACTATCAATACCAGCCAACCTAACTCGTTGATTTAATAGTATGTCAAATCCTAAATCCAAAGTTACGTCTATGGTATCTCCGTCAACAATTCGATTAATACTTTTTATTTTATATGTGTACATTTATTTATCCGTATAAATGCCTAACGCTTTTCCTATACTCGCCCATTCTTGAATACTAAGTTTACCCGATGGACCCACCGCATCCGTAATTGCGTTAAGCAATGTTTTTTTATCTGCAAAGATTCCGCCAATAGCATCATCATTTTTATATGTTTCTCTAGCCTTAGCTAATAAAGAACCGTCATTTAATCGACTATTAAAGGCTAATCCTAATTTTACACCTTCTATACAAGGTATTCCTATTCTATATTTATCCATATTTAATTCCTTAACTTTTTTTGATAATTCAAAAAATCTGTAGGACGCCATTTTCGAGATGCTCGCAATGGGTCCGTTCTATCTCCTGTTGTTAAAATTACCTCAGCTTCTAAATAAGCCCACACATTAGTTACAATCAATGCCGAAATTAAATGACTGTAAAACTGAGCAAAGTATTCCACAGCTAATTCAGGTTCGCTAGGAAAAAATGGTTTAGCCTCAGTCGCTAATTTTGATAATTCATCGAAATCATTTAATGAGTAATACATACTATATTATACACACGAATTAATTAAAAATACCCCTTAACTAAAATCACAAAGCTAAGGGGTATTAACATTATCTCAAAAGACCGTACAGTGAATCTAATGAGACAATGAATTATAAGGAGGTACTATTTATCATACTTTTCATATATTGCCTTTGAATAATTTTCCAAAGCTCGGAATCGGTATCATGTAAGTGTTTTAACACTCGTTGTATTTGTTTTTCGGTTAACTCTAAGTTCATGGTGTCTATTCTCCTAAAATTTAATATATGTATGGTAGCAAAGTATTAATAAATATACAACCTTATTTTTTAAACAAATAATTGCTTGAACTCATCACTAGAAATTCTTTATAGCCTTTATTTAATAACCAACTATGGGCATTGATAGGTTTTTTCTTTCGCTATCATCTATTTCAATAAAAATAACTGGCGAATATGTATTTATAGTATTTTCAGCGCCTTCTAACACCTCTAACTCGTGTCGTTCCACATCAATTTTGATAAAATCAACATTAGTTAAGTTAAAACTGTCCAAGGTTTGGGTTGAAACGTTTATCTCAACGCTTGTTTTAAGTAAATTTGGCTTATAAACAAGGCTGGAAACTCCAGAATTATGTTTAGTTTGTTTCATTTTGGTAGCTTTAGCTATATTAGATAATGCCACTTGTTCTAAAAACACATTTGCATAGGTCTGGGTATTAACTTTCCAACAGTCAACATGGTCTGGAACAGGTTCAAATGCATGTACCTTAGTAAAAATTTCGGCTAATCGTCTAGTCCATATACCTACATGGGCTCCAACATCTATAGCAACGCCTTTATTAGGCACATGCTTCATGGTTTCCAAGAATTGTTTGTTCTCGTAACCTTCACGCCACCACCAATTATCGGAGTCAGGAATATAAAGTTTATTATCTTGCGTTAGCTTCATTTGCTTTTTTTGCTCTTAATTCCTCAATTAGCTTTTTACGTTTCGGTATAACTACGGTATTTAAGCACTTGGTGCAACAATTATCCTCACTAATGGGTCTAGCATTGTGGCCCGCTATAAAGGTATTTTTAGGCACTGGATAAAGTGCTATATCGCATATAGAGCAATGAGTCGGAAGTGAATTACCCATAATCATTTTAATACTCCTGTAGGTCAACACATAGTTCTAGGTAGTCTATTTGCTCTTCGGTCCATCCGCTCAAATTATCATGTTCCCTGTTAAATGATTTTACTTCCTGCTCAACTTCTGTGTCCACAATCTTAGATTTTAATGGAGCTCCCTCAAAGTGTTCAACTTGTTTAATTGGTTGAAGTCTGCCATTAACCATACGTCCAATGGCGTTTCGCATATAGTAGTATTTTTTCCCTGTCAAACGATTGACATACCATTGAGGAAAAGATGTGCAGTGATTACGCGAGTAAGTTTCCCCAAAACCATATGAATCATACACAGGATACGTTCCTTCTCCACAACTTTCTGCTTGATGTTTTCGTGTCCAAACTAATTTGCAGTCTTCACACACCCAAAGACTGGTTTTAATGTCTCTTGGCGAATAATACGTCTGATACTCGTCTCCGTACGCTTCCATCATGGTGCTATTAGTTTTAGAGGTTTTTCCTTTTGAATTTGTAAGTTTTGTAACCATTGTTGTTTGCTCCTTAACTTTAATTTATGTAGTCATGGTAGCATACATATTTTAAAATGCAAGTTTTTTTAAGGAGTTTTTAAATATTTTTTAATTTTACGTTGAATTGAGGACCTAACTTTATATGCCGGCATATCTAACAAGTAACTAATTCTGTCCATTGGTGTTCCTTCTAACCTAAGCTCTAAAAAGGCTAATTCAAGTTGAGATAATCCAGCTCTAGTAATAATATCCATTAATTCTACGGTATCCATAAACTCTAAAGAGGATGAATCCATCAAACTCTCGGCTAAAGATGCAGAAATATAACCAGAATTAGCGTCAGTATCTAAATTTATTCCGTCTATGTTGTAGGCTTCATGAATATTTTTGGATTTTTGCGCTTTGGAAATTAAAGTTCTAAGAGAATTTATCATTACCGTATGTAAATAAGTATGAAATGATACTCCTCTGTCTTCAGAAAAGTTTCCTGCGGCTTTTATTATGGCAATGCGTAGCTCTTGAGCAATATCCTCACGGTCTAAGCCAAGAACAAACGTGTTTTTTAGTAAGCGTTGTACTTTTGGCTCCCATTGAGCCAGTAATTCATCATTAATTTCCATTTAACTTATGCCATCTTTCTGTCCTTTAGCATAACAAGAGTGGCTACAATAAATATTCTTCATACCTCGGTTGTATCTTTGAACAATTTGACCTCTTTCTAAGGTAAATTGATAATGACAAAACGCACATTCTACTGGAATATGGTAATATTGTTGCCTACAAACACTGTTTGAACAGAACTTTTTATTATTTTTGGTAAGAGTTTGACATACACGACAGACCGCTACCTTCTTTTTATAATGTGGCTGTTTATTATTTAAGCCATTCTGTTTAAGTATTTGTGAAACATATTGACGAGTTACACCAATTTTACTAGCAATGTCCGTGCCAGTCAATAGAGGATTTCTTATTCGTAGCCTGATAATCTTTTTATCAGTTCTCATTTAGCCGTTTTTTAATGCATCTATTTCGGCTTTTAATTCTTTAATGGCGGCAATTAATGGAGCGATTAATTCGGTATAAGTAATTCCCCAATAAGTTTTTGGAGTACCAGAACTGTCCTTAGTCTCATTTCCATTATCATCAAAATAAACTATGTCTTCATTATAAGCTCCGACATTAGAATCATATCCATTTGCTAATAAGACCTCTTTTAATTCTTGTGAAGTAATTCCAAATCCCACTCTACTTGAAACTTCATTACTTTCTGCATCTTTTATGTTATAAGAAATAGGACTTAGAGAAGTAATAATATCTAATCCTTTTGTAATAGGTGCAATATTAGTTTTTGCATTAACGTCAGAAGTAGTAGATACGCCATTTACCGCATAAACTGTATGCCAGCGTTTACTAGATTTGCCTAATAAATGACCGCCATCTGAATTTGGATATGTAATTCCTTGCATTTGAATTTCATCAAACCCTATACTAATACTAGGCTCATTACTACCCCTTGCCGCATCTGTATGATATAACATAGCGTTAGATTGGCTATTATCATATACAACTCTAAAAGCTCCACCATTGCTATCCGTAAAGGTTATTTGGCTATCTACTGCCGTACCAGAATCAAGTATTACTCCCGAGCCAGCAACCGTCAAACTTCCTTTAATATCTACCGCACTTCCAGTCCAACGCATATGTTGAGATGTGTTTCCAATATCGAATTTAGGAGTACCACCGTTATACTCTAATATATACCCCGTTCCACTTCCATACTCAGTTTTACCAGACATGATTTGACCAGCGGCGTTCATGGTTACTCCAGTCATATCAGAGGTAATTTGGGTTGTTATAGAGCCTGAAGCCAGCTCGTTTGCAGTAATTGTATTGGCATCAATTTCACTAGCTGTGATTGTTCCTGCCTGAATTGAATCAGCAGTAATAGCATTTCCAGCAATTGAAACGGCAGAGATTGTAGGAACGGTACCATTAAAAGGAAGTATTGTTGGTGCCGACCCACTAGCGGATGTTCCCACCGTAATCGTTGCCATTAAAATACGCTCATCTTGGTAAGCATCTTGAAAATTTGTAGTAGAGACTAAGGCGGCATTTGCGCTTGCTCCAATACGTTTATAAATATAGTATGTAGTATTATTGCTTAATCCTGTTAAAGTGCTAGCCGTAATAGCTTCACCGACACCAGAATCTTCACCAAAACTAACATTTGCGTCAGTTGAATCGCTCGAACCTTTCGCGTGCCATTTAACTGCGTTATAGGCAGTTCCTTCAATGTGTAAATTGGTTGACCATGGCTGCGCGCCTTTTTTTAATAAGGATTGAGTCATGCGGTTATTAGCGATAGCAGTCACATCAATTACGGGTACGCACAGATTTGCCCCGCTTCCTCGAAAATCAAAAGTGGCTTTGCCTGAGCTGTCTAAATCAGCGCGAACAGTTCCAAAAACAATATCATAATCGAATTGACCTAGTTCAGCATACGTTTTTACGCTTGATGTTGAATGTTCGTTAGGCAACATTTGCAAATCTTTTAAGTCCGTAGATAAAGGAGATGCTACCGAACCTTTAGTTCTTAAAAACATTGTATGAGGAATACTTTTTGCTGTTCCGCTTACTGTGTGCGATGGATATGGAATATTATAATTACCTGTATCCATAACATATCTTTTTCCATCTGATACAGCCACCGTAACTTGTGCGCTTGACCCATCAATGTGTTGCACTCGAATAGTGTCATGGTCTACAGCTTCAATAAAGCCATTGGGTATTTCCCACTGTAATTGTCCTGGTGGTCGATTAAAATGTATATCATTTCGGTTAGGCATAACAGTGACTATGTTAGAAGGTATTCCGGATGAATTTACGCCTGTTCCATAACCTGTAAGCACTGCTAATATCGCACCTTGAATATTTAATTCATATGTAATTTCTGTAATTATGAAATTTGTATCAACATTCCAAGTTTTATTTTTAACTCGAACAGAGTGTCCTGGTTCTGTAGGAATAAAAATTGCCATATTTTTTGTTGCGTTTAAAGCCGTTCCATCGCTTGTATCTGTTCCGTCTGATGCAGTTCCGTATGTAAGGGTACCTGTAGTGTTCCCACTTGCTGAATATGATACGGAAGCAATGTATGCATATCTAGTTATTTCACCAAAATCATCTAACTCAGCTACAACCATTCCTTTTTTTATGCCAAACACTCGAAGGTCGTTAGTTGTCACAGAGCCATCAGCACTTGTAAAGGCTTTAGCACTATTAGCAGTGTCGTAAATAAAATTAACCGTCTGACCACTACGTGTAATATTAATACCCAACGCCTCTAATCTTACCATAGGATAGTTTTCAACTGTAATTGTTGCTTCCGTAATACTTTTACGCGTTTTTCTATCCAATTCAGTAGCCACTTCTCTAATTATAGTTTCATTTGAATCACCTCTATGTTTAAAAAGCTCTAACGGACGACTTACACCTAATTCAGTTTTTGGTCTGGCTGACTCAAGAGTAATATCTATGTAAGGCGAATTGGTGCTACTATTCGAAAGTAACCCTGCGTCTACAGTAAAAAGTCGCTTTGTGCCAGTGCCTGATGGATAAGCAACGACAGTAGTTCCGCCATGATTAGACTCTTCTCCCTCTTCTCCAAAAATATGTCCTATCTTGTTAAATCCTCTTGCTATTTCAGTTGCGGATGTAATATTAGAAACTACGAGATATTGATTAGCTCCTGTTCCGCTTTGGTAATGAAAAGTGGCAAAAGGTGTACTGGAACCTGCCGCGTATAAAAATCCAGGATTGTTTACACCTTCTAATTCAATTGACCTATAGCGTAATGATTTACGTTCCCAAGGAAAATCGCCGGTAATAGTTCCGCTTAGTAATTCAAATTCTGCTATTTCGGCTAATTCTCCTTTGCTTCCTAAATACGGGTCATTGGTAGCATCTTCATCATAATATGGATGTGTATCTGTGAAATGCACAATTGCAGATGTATATAATTGTTCCGTATCGGTATCAAAGTTGGCGTCAGACTTAATAATCTTTTTAAAATTTGTTTCTCCAGTCCAATCATCTGCTGGATACTCAAATGTTAATCCGTATTTAGGAGGGTCTGCGCTGGTTGTTCCTGTTGACCCAGGTCTTGTCATACGTTCAAAATAATTTAACTCAGCGGCAGGAACTCCTTCAGTATCTTTAGCCTGTATACTAGTAACGCCAGAATCAACATAAAAATCAAAGCCAAAATGTTCTCCGTCCGTAGCATTATGTGGGTCATGTTCAGCCAATCGCCCAATACTACTTAATAAAGTTGGTCCGCTTCGCGACACATCATACAATCCTGCACCTGCGGCTGATTGAGTATTTGTATCTTTTTCATTAGTTTTAAAGTCCGTTACAGAATCTTCAAATTTATCAGATACAGTTGTTATAATATTTGATGTTGCTGTTCCAACAATATATTCAATAATTTCGCTTCTTGATTCTGTGGAGCCACTTATTGGCACTCGACGTAAACTTAAAGGCGCGTTACTTACTGAATATTCCGCAAGTTCTTGCAAACCGTCTTTAATTGTTAATTCAACAACATTTCCTAAAAAGAAATCATGTCTATATTTTGCGTTATACACTCTTCCAATAATTAAATAAGAATTTGTAGCATCATCTTTTAACCTTACAGGCATATAGTCTGTAAAAACACTTGATAAATTACCTGTGGCGGTGGCTGCCGTTGACGAGTTTAAATCTTTAGAGGTGTTCGCTAAAATAACTTTTGCTACAGCAGGACGATTTAATTGTTTTTCAATTTTAAACCTTAAAACCGCTGAAAATCCATCATGGGTGGCTGCTCCAAACCAATTAGTGTCATTATGCCAATATTCAAGTATAGCAGTAGGTTGTGCCATTAGAATTTAAAATCCTTTCTATATTCAGTTATAAATTGCATTTGAAACCTATAACGGTCTTCCATGCCTGGCTCTAAATCAAATTTAATGCTTTGTATCGCGACAACATATACAGCGCCACCAGTTTCTCTAACTGTTACACCTGGCACAACTGTTCGATTCTCTCCTGATGCCCACGGTGTAAGACTGCTAGAAATATATTCTGCGGCGCGATTGTAAATAGGAAAATTAGCGTCACCAATTTCTATCTCTAGTTGTTGGTCGTCATTATTAGACTTTGACTGAAATTCATATACAATTTCTTCTAATTTATTTTTATATGGCACATAATAATTTTGAGCTTTATCTGTCCAAGTAAATTCGTTATTTTCGTATGTGCTATTCCCGTCAGTAGAAAAAGCCCAATATTTTCTAGTGATGGCAATTTGAGTCATGTTTTCAAATCCTGTAGTAGATGTGCTGTCATCACCACCAATCACATCTACAACACCACTTATAACTATAGTAGGTTTAGACGTATTTAAATCAATAATATTAATATTTTTAGGTACTGATAAATGTATAGGACTTTTTTGTATATTAATTTGCACACTGTCACATTGCAAAGCGTATCTTTGGTAGGTAGTAGCGTTTGTAGCATCGCTTAATGTACTGCTGGCGTGAGAACAATTTCGTAATAATACTGCTAATGGCATAATTTAATTATATCCTTTTAAATTTATAATACCCATTTTTTTTATTTTAAACTTATTAACGTCCCAATAATTGAGACAATTCTCCGATACCATTCGCTAAATCTTTTCCAACGAAAGGATTGGTGTGAATCATACTAAACGGATTTGACAAACTGTTTTGTTTTACTTCGGTATCCTCTTGAACGTTACCGTCTTTGTCTACATTAACGTTGTTTTGTATATTAATTGCGGCACCAATAGCTGTTCCAAGATTTTTTGTATCTTGCGTGCTCCATGTAGCGGCTAAAAATGTTCCAGCGGCGCCAGCGCCAATTAGACCTGACAATGGATTTAAAGCGCCTCCAGATACTTTTTCGGCAACTTGAAATGTTATCAAAGTACCTAGAAGTTTGGATGCAGTAACTAAATATGATAATATAGACTTTAATATAGGAACCTCATTTAGCGCCTTGTACACTAATGCTCCTATACCTCCAATAATATGTTTCATCATACCCCTAAAATCTCCGGCTACAATATAATTTGTAAGGTCACGAAACCAAGGACCAATTTTGTCTCTTAGCTGTTGCACGGTGTTTTCTGACCATGCCGCAACATCGTCTACCTTATCTGCTAACGCATGAAGTACAGGAATAATATAAGGCACAAATGGAGCTAAAAATACATCTACCATTGCCCCTAAAATTTGAAATAAAGAACCAAATATGCTTTTAGTAACTTGGGAGTTTTTAAATAATTTAACTACAAAACCAAGGACTAATCCTACTCCCGTTAACAAGCCTATCATTTTAACAAGTCCCATTCGTGAACTTTTACTGGTTGCCTGCGTGTTTTTTTGAATTTGCCTAGTATCTCCTGCCTGTTTACGCGCATTTCTATCAGTAGAAGTTCCAGAACTTCCTGAAGCTCCTCCATGTTGAACCATAATTTTAGCTACTAAAGGTATATTAGCTTCAGCCATTTAAAAACTCCTTTTGTTCATTGCTAGATTGTGTTGACGTTGTAGTTCGTCATTTTCCCGTTCCTCTAACGCGGAACTTACAGAAATAACGGTATACATTTCATTAGTGGTTAATTCGCTTAACACATCATACGGAATACCTTTTTTTAACAATGATAACATAACAATCCAATACTCATATTTCAGCCCTTCTGCATACGGCATTTTTACCGCGCCTGTAAGAAAGGCTTTTACTCTTTTTTTGTCGCGTCAATGTCCACACCGCCTTCTGTTCCAAATGCTTGTGGCACAATTTTTTCTAATGCAGAACCTAAACGTTCATCTATTGAAATTAAAAATCCTTCTGTTGTTTTTCCCCATGGCGCGTCAACTATCATTTCACGTAAACAAGCCCGCATATAATTACTAGCATTAAATGAGGTATTTCCATTAGCATCCCAATTCATATGGTCACTAATTAACTGATTGCGTTTAGCCCAACTTAAAGGCTTAACAGAAATTTCAAATTCATCTCCGGTTTCTTCTATAACTATTTTTTCTCTTTTTGTGTTAGTTCTAACCGTATAATTTGTAACATCAAATATCTTAACTTCTTCTGTTGACATACTTTTCTCCTTTTTACTTTATGGGTAATAATGCTCTGAGTCTGACATATAAATCTGCATATTTCTAAACAATATATCTACATCTACTTGCAACGGTCCATCAGTAGTTATATTATGTGGCGCACTTCTAATAATGGCTCCCTGAGCATCAGCTCCTTGATTAGCTACACCATCATCAGGAATTTTGATTGATATATAATCATCGTTTCCATTACCTCTAGCAAAAGTCAAGATAATTTCAAATCCCTGAGTGGTACCGCCATTACTTCGAATTCCTTCTTGAAGTAATTGATTGAATATACTGGCAGTGGTTGAATTTGTTTGGTCCCGTACATCAGGTATAGCCAAAGTGGCAGACATACTATACTCACGCCTATTTTCCCTAATCTCAGACGGACCTTTTCGTTGGCTAGCGCCACGACGTGTTATATAGTACCTAGACTCTAAATTATTGTTAATATTTAAAGAAAAACTCCTCATACGCGCTATAGTTGTGCCAAACATCGTTACGATGCCTTCAGAAAAATAATAAGGTTCTGTGCTAGGCTGAACAACTTCGCCACTTCTAATAGGTTGCATTAAACTATAAAACGGAACATCCATTCCAGAACCTTTTTGACTGTGTATCATTCCTAAAAAGTCTACACTGTCCCAAGACATCATTAACACTCCGCCCTCTTCTGCGGAAATAGTGGCGCTTCCTACTTTGCCTCCAAAATAACGTCTATCAAAGTCATACGCTACTCCTTGACTTTCGTCAGAGGACCTCATATGAGCGTGCCATGTCATGGTGTCTAAATCGCTGGTTTCTAAAATTTGATGCGTATAAACAGTGGCTCCCGCCTCAGTAATTTGGGTTGTTCCAGAGCCAGCACTTGTATGGTCAAACTGTAACGGATAATCCAATGTTATAACACTGCTGGAAATAGCGGCAATTCTTCTTATTTCTCCTACACTAGTTGAGCTAACGGTGCCTGATGAAACAGCTGTGGGAACATCTATGCATATTATATCATTTGCGGCAAGGTTTGTGGGTGAAGCTACCGTAATATACATGTCGCCTTTATACGCACTCACGGATAAATACGTTCTGGCGGCAACTGATGACACATCAGAAACAACCTTACCAATAGGATATCGTAAAGGTCTGCCATTTATTAGTACCATATTTGGCGCAGACCCTGAATATGTTTGTTGTCCTGCATATGCCCGATTATAATTTCGTTTTGAGGTAGTTCCTAAAAAGTATGCAGGTTGTATGTCCATGGTAGGGTCAGGAAGGTCAATCGTTTCATATATTCCTGGTATTTGATTAATTATAACGTCAGCGGCAGTATCTGCTACAGCTGTAATAACCTGCACCGTTGCGGCATTAGGATGGTAAAATGCTGTAGGTGCGCTTAAATGTAATACGTTACCGTCAACAAATTCAACCTTTCGAATCTCTGTTTCCAACTGCGCACTTGCGCCCGTTCCTATTTTAATATATTCTCCTGCGGTAATACCGCTTGAACTTGCCACTGTTACAGAGGAGCTTCCTGCTTCATGCGCTCCACTTAACGAGTCATCTCCATCTCCGTTTGTTACACTAGTGGCTAGTTCTGGGTAACCACCTGGCGCGGCTTCTGTTGCAAATGTTAATTGTGATTGGTCCGACCTATAAATTGGCATATTATCTCCTTACTGATAATCCTTCTATATATATTATACTAAGTTTCAGCAGAAATGTTTTCATTTACTAATGCTATCTCTACTGTTCCCATCCACACACCTATCTGGTCTTCTACCGCCTCATTAAAATTAGAAAACTGTAATCGTTGAAAATTTGTCATGCTATGCCTTCTAGAGTGACAAATTCTACGCACTTCTGCCATTAAATCATACAACCTTTGTCTGCTAACGCGCGTTTGAAGTTCTAAAATAACGGAATATGTTCTGCTAACATAAGACCAGTTTCCTATAGGCGTTTCATCTAATGTTGGTGTGCCTGCTTGACCAATTAAATAATCACCTCTATTTAAATCAATTCGTATAGCTGTGGACGTTCCGCTATTTAATTCAATAAGAACAGGTTTAGTTACATTAGACGCGTTCCATTGACCGTTAAGTTCACTAATTACATTTGTTACTGGTATAGCTTCTGGCATACATTACTCCTAAAAGGTTTCGAATGATGTTAGCGATTCAAGTTGCTCATCAATTTCTAATTTCCAGCCGTCCATGCGTTGAGCTAACGTCACTCTGTCCATTCCGCTAACGACAGAGCCGCCAAAATCTGCTGTTCTGGTAATATCAACACAAGTTAATTTTAATGCTGTATCGTACACAATGCCATTACTTCTCACGTCTGTATTTAAATCTCGTCCAGATAAGTAAGTAATTTTTACGCGATTACTAAATTCACCAGCAGTTAAAACAGATTGATTATAAAGTCGAGTAGGCAATAAAAACGAACGTGAAAAATGAACGGTTCCTGTGTCAGGATTTAAAAAGTAATCATTTGCACGACCTTGCGTTTTAGTTTCCCAAGAATTACCGTCCCAAATTTTTAATTCTAAAATTTTATATGGGTCAGGTTTATCTAATTTGATACCATATAAATTAAACTCATGTATTTCTCCAAATATTAAATTTGGTCGCCATGATTTTCTAGTCTTGTAATCTATGTAAGATTGTGACCTGTTAATAAACTCTGATACAGTATCTTGGCTAGGTACCGTGCTTGACGTAAAATCAGTTCCTCCTAATACAGGTCCCATTTGCAACATTTCATAAACGTCTTTCGTGGAACAATAGGCAGCCAACGGTCTCATTTGAATAGATTTAAATGTAGGATTTTGTGTTACAGAAGTTGGGCTTGAAATTCGTATCCAGTATTTTGTAATGCTATTTATTGCGACGGTAGACCAACTATCTAACCTATTTTGAGGAAAAATTTCTGCCCCATCTTTATCAAAGGCATATTGAACGTTCTGATTATCATCAGGGTCCGTCGCTAATGTTGCAGACGCTGGATTAAATTCTGTCCAAGCAGAACCATTATAGTATTCATATTTAAGAGTGCCTAAACTACCTAACGTTTCTAACGAAAAAACAGCCATATCAAAACGGCTACTATGACCCAAATAAAGTAAATGGTTTGTTTCTACAAACGAACCAAAAGCGGTACCGCCAGGCTTTTGAGCTTCAAGCGTCATATCTCCAAACGTACTGCCATTATAGGTTAGCACCGATTCAAAATTAAAGTCTGTAGTAGGCATAATTATTTATCATCCTTTATATTACGATTCCTCTGGATATTCAGAGGTACGTTCTAAATTTTCTTCATCTTCATGGGTTTCTATTTCTTCGGTTCCAGATATTTTGCCTCGTACATACATACAGGCTCCATTCAAATGCGATAGTTGTGCTATTAAATTTTCTCTATGAGAATCAATTTTTAATAACTCGTCTTTTAGCGTCGTTATTTGATTTTCTAACGCCTCTAAATCGGATTCTACATTTATATCTACCATTGTTATCTCCTTTTCTTATCTTTCGCCCGAAGGCGTATATTATTATACTATGTATGGGTAAATTATTATGCCGCTACCCATGCTTGATTATCTTCATCCCACGTATAATTTTCTAATATCGCCGCATAGTCAGCAGGATACGCAATAGGTGGGTTCCACATAAAATCATCTTCATTCCATGTCCAAGATGGGTAAGGTTGAGGACTGAGGCTCCGTATCTCATCTTCTTCTGCTTTTCTACGTGCCGCCTGTTTCTCACTTAAAATAATCCATCGTGGGTTATCGGTAAACTCACCGTTCTCAAAACAATATTTATGCACTTCAAAATCATCAGGAAGTGTAACATTTTCTACCAATTCTAATTCTTCACTGCAACCAATAATTTTATAATCTTTATTACGTTGTTGTTTAGGCACACCGGGGGCGGGGTCAAACTCTACAATACCACCCATGTCAGCATGAACTTGATAATTACCGTTAGCTAAAATAGTAAATTCAGCATCATTATTAAAATTATATACTACTGTTTTTGTTATTTTATTAATTAAAATTTTACTCATTATCTAGCCTGCTGTTTGTCCGTAATTAGTTCCTAAGGCAGCTAATCTTCGTACATATGTTGTTAATTGACCTCCTGCTCCTGCTCCTAAATCCCTCTCATATTGATAGCATATTAAAACACCTGAGGTTCCATCTGGACAATACGCCATATCATTACTATATGGGCTATAGGTAGCATTAGACCAATCTTTGGCTTCTGAACTACTACCGCCAGTATGTAAGACTTTTTCTGCTCCTACTACAAAGGAATTATCTGAGGAATTTAATGTTACAGTTCTAAAGGCTATATCATCGTAAGTATCGTTTCTAACATAAGAGACTATAAAATGTTGTGCATTAGCGGCTGCATTATAAATAACATTTACACCTGTTACCGCTACATCAGTTATAGCAGTTTCAGTATTATCTGGTGAACCTAGTGGATATGAAGGTTTTATATTCGCATAAGACGTACCACTTTGAGTATCACTTGTTAAAGTGCCTACTATTCCTTTAAGGTAATTATTATCATCGGCATCTCTAAAAACCCATAAAAATTTATCTAAGTTCTCATCCCACGCTATAGCCGCTTCTTCGTGACTATGTCCATCTTCATCGGCAGTAAACCCGTAGCCTCCATTATAGTCGCCTGCCACAATATTATTATTAGAAGAATCGCAAAGCATTACATTCATTCTTCCAGTAGGATGTCCTCCACTACTATCATTAGATAATGTACATACAAGCATCCTATCAACGCTATCAGCAAAAGTTATGCCAGTCCAATCTTGTTGATTTAAACTCCCAGTACCATCTTTCCACGGATGAAATTGTGTGCTTCCATCTGGTCTTTTTAAAGTAACAATATCTAAGTCAGGTGTAGAGGTATCAGATGTAAGCTCTCTTACGTTGTTTTCAGGTTCGTCACTTCCCCCCACACTTTCATTTACCCATTTATAATGAATATACATTTTATTTACTGCTGAATTAAATGCCATTCTAGCTTTTATTGGAGCTTCATTATTTAACACGTTGTTTGAATTAGCATCACCTGAAACTGCCCACGCTACAGTATTTGTAGTACCACCTGTAACAGTGCCTACTTTTGTGTAAAATTTATGGTCGGTAGTTTGTGCCGGATGATAGACGATATATGCTATTTGTATTTTATTTATATTTGAATTAAATTCCATACATAAAGGTTTTACAATTTTTCGTTCAGTTCCTCCATTACTAGGGGTGCCTGTAGTAGCTCCCCCATCTATTGTTCCCGGAGTTCCCCACGAAATGCTTCCATCTTCACTTAGAGTTCCTACCACATACTTTAAAGCAAATTCTGCATCAGAACTGTCTCGAAATTGATAGGCAACTACAATTCTATCTGTACTTGTGTCATAGCACATTACAGGTCGGTACGATGTGTTATAATCAGCTCCTGCACCTGACTCAGCACCTACAGCGGCGTATTGCACAAAAGACGCTGTTAGTCCACTAATTTTGTTAATATCAGCTTTTTCAATACCATTTATTTTAGCAATATCGGCTTTGGCTAACCCATTTATTTTAGCTATTGCCATATTAAGCTCCGTGTTCCAAAGTGGTTAAGCATGGTTGAATAAATACTAGTTTTTGACCAATTGCGTGTCCTACTACTTGTATTACTTCATTATTAGCCTCAGCGGCAACGTCAATATCATTAGTAAGTTCACCTACTGTTGTTGATACGTACAATATAGAACCCGCTGTAAAGTTGCTAAATGTTTCATCTCGAATTAATCCCATTAACATAACTTCAATAGGATTTCCGTCAGTAACATCAGAAGTATTTATTGAAACCCCAATACAAGGCATTGTAGCAATAGCACTGGAATCAGCCTCACGTACTTCATTATCCGAATGTAAATATACTGGGCTAAAGGGAGTTACTGTTGCCCCTGCGGTAAAGGTAAATATAATACCCTGAGCATCATGGTCATCAATACTATCATCTGTAATAGCATCAGTAAACGTGACTTTAGCTCCCTGTGGCAAATTAATACTTTTATCTGCTGACATAGTAAGGTCTTGAGCTACTGTAATACCACCACCGTCTGCAATCGTTAATGCGTTATCACCATCGGTGTACCCAATCCCTGTCGTTTGGACCTCTCCGGGAACGTTGATACCGGCTGCGGCATCCAAGATTTTCATATTAGTGGCATCACCATTATCTGTAAACACTAAATCCTTACCAT